AGATTAGGTCTCCACCCTTTGGTCTAGATGATAGTTTAATATCCTGTTCGTTCTTAATCAGTGGTTGAATATATGTCTCCCACCTCTCTCTTGAAATAATGAGAGTGACATCATCCTGCTGCTGCACACCAAACTTGGACAGCATAATGCCAGCACCTTCATAGGCATCTGACTTCACATATGCTTCGATGGGATATGCATCATCAAATTTAGATTGAATTACTTCTCTAATGACAGTATTTTGAGTGACATACTTTCTGGGAATGTAGTGTACATCAACTCCATACATGCGAAGTTGTTCGTTGATCAGGTCTTGGACTAGACCTTGCTCACCGCGTGTGCCCTGAGTGAAGTAAGGATTAAGTGCCATTATCCGATAAGATCAAGAGGAGGAATTTCGTAAGTGGAGAGCATCTGATCATTGATATCTTTCAACTCTTGCATTGCATCGTCATAAATCTGTCTACCATTAAGCTCAACTCCACCAGGAAGTTTTACCCCTTGGAACTTAATTAGATTCATACCCCACTGCTTCTTCATCGTAGCAGTCAAATACTTCTTAATGAATCTATCGTTGTATACTTTCGTTGTATCGTTGGGATCCAAAGCTCTCCAACAATCAATGATGATATAATCATCAACTGCAAAGTCTCCCCAATCACAATCAATGTAGAGTCTTTGCTCTCTGATATTGAACCTCAATTGTTTCATGGGGTTCAATAAGAAATCGATATCTTCTAACTTACTCTTGACCATGGAATAAGTAAGCAATTCCAGTGATCCAAAATGATAAACGTCATTCATCAACAGTTGATACT